TCCTAGGTTGTGGTAGAGTTGACGGTTCTCGAAGGCTATGTCCTGATACTTCGTCTCCGCTGCTTTCATCAGAACCCTCTTCACACGAGTCTGAAAAGAACGACCCGTCCTCCGACGAGAAAACCTCCCACGACGACTCTTCTTGAACCGGCGGGATCGATACTTCCGTTTGTATGGCATCTTGCATTTGGGAAGAGTAACACACCTGCCCTTTTATAGAGACACCCTGTCGGGTGTCGGGGAAGTGGGGGTAATAGAAGGCCCCACTTCCTCCCCGACAGTAACGTGACGACGACGGCGGACGGTCGAGCTGAAGGCTGAACGGCGCGAGCGGCGGGCGAGGGCTGAACGGCGCGGCGGTCGAGCTGAACCTAACGGTTCTACGATTTCATCTTTTGGTTAGTTTCGTCATGTTGCGGCGACGACGACGACGGCGAGCTGAAGGCTGAACGGCGACGGCGGGCGAACACTAGCACATGTGTTACCGTTAATACGGCACCTTACCCGGTTACGGCTATTTTTTCCGGTTTTGTCCATAAATAGGGATGAGATGGGTTACTCAACACACATGGCACGCTTTGGCATCTGTTTTACCATTAACAACTATACACCGGAGACTGTCCTCAAATGCCGTGGGGCCGTTGGGCAGGCAGGGATCAAGGGCATCTGTTGGGGATTCGAGGTGGGGGAGCAAGGCACACCGCATATGCAGGGCTACTTACAGGCCAACCAAGACAAGTACAACCGCCTCATGCGAGTCATTGGGACATGTCATATGGAGAAGCAGAAAGGCACCAGCCAGGAAGCAATGGATTATTGCAAAAAGGACGGTGACTATCACGAGTACGGGGAGTTCATCAGCATTGAAGCACCCAAAAAGAGACAAGGCAAGCGCAATGATTTGGATGCACTGAGAGAGGCTATCAACAGGGGAGAGAGTTACGAAGAAATTTGCGAGGCACACTTTGACACAGCAGCTACATATTCGAGATTCATTAAAGAACGCGTGCAGGCGAGAGACTCGACCAAGCAGCAAAACTCTTTGCGCGAGCTATACGACTCTGCTGCATTGAGGCCGTGGCAGCAAGCACTGAAGGATGTTGTGGAGGAGACTCCATGTCCACGGAAGATTCACTGGATCTGGGAAAACCAGGGGAATGTTGGGAAGAGCTGGATGGCCAACTACTTGGGCTGTATCCACGGAGCGACGATCCTGACAGCCGGGAAGAAGGTAGACATGGCGTATATTTATGCCCAGAAGCCCACCAAGATTGTTTTGTTCGATCTGGCACGGACGGCGGAATCGACTGGGGAGAGGAGCCATTACCTGGATGGGGTGTACTCCCTGGCGGAGGACTTGAAGAATGGGAGAGTGGTTTCGACCAAGTACGAGAGCAAGACTGTTTTCTTTCCACCACCACATGTGATCTTCTTCGCGAACTTTGAACCCGATTACTCGAAGTGGAGCCAAGACCGTTACTTTGTTACTAATATCTAGACGTCCTTGAAGTACATGCGCATATAGCCGCTCCAAGATCCACAGCGATCCGTTGTGAGAGTACTATATTGTTCGTACGGAATGCAGTAAATTGCCAGTGGCTTATTGATGATTGTGGACCCGATGAGTGGACCAGAGAAAGTGATTTCCCTCGCACGCTTACGCTTGATCCAGAGCTTGACTACTTTAGTCTGTTCTTTACCATTAGAAGCGGCAACACCGAAGCTTTGCGGATTAATACGGTGAATTCTGTCATACAAAAACTTAACTCCGAGATCTGAGTCTGAAGGCAGTACCATGTTGTTTCCAGTAGAGCCAGAAGTGGCGATTTGAAACGGGTCAAACACATTTGTAGTAATATTGGTAGTGACCACTTTAGGCAATACAGCCACGATAAGTCGATACATAGTATTTACACGATCCGCCTTGCTTGCCAAGAATATTTTAAGCGACATACCACGAGGGGTAATTTTGTCCCCGATGCGCTGATTTCTAGCAGTACCCTGGGTGATAGTGGCCCAAGGATTAAACCAATCAGATGAACTAGTCACATTGACTGGAATCACTACTCCGGGAGGATTTGGTTCGCTTCCTAGGTTGTGGTAGAGTTGACGGTTCTCGAAGGCTATGTCCTGATACTTCGTCTCCGCTGCTTTCATCAGAACCCTCTTCACACGAGTCTGAAAAGAACGACCCGTCCTCCGACGAGAA